CGAGGCACATCCAGCAATTCCGCGATGTCATTGCGGTTGCTAACCTGCGCCTTATCGATTATGCTTTTGTCCTCTGGCGTGAGCAAGCTGAGTTCCACATCATAGTCGTAGCACTGCGCGTCCAGCACGTTCGTCACGGCGGCCTGCTCCGCTGCATCAGCACACAAGAACAGGGTGCGCTTGCTGGAGAACCACACGTCGTTGTTCTCAGCCCACTCCGCCGCCTGCGCTAGTTGCTCTTCAGTCAACCCCGTGGTGACGTTGATGACTGAGCGCGTCCAGCGACAGTGCACACCATCGGCACGATGCTTGAAACTGATAACTGTCCATTTTGCGTCCATATTGTCTCCTGGTTAGGTCAAGTCGTTGTCGCCGATTACGCTCGTCCCCGAATCGTCGTCAATGCCCTCGTTCGTCCAGTTGGTGACACGATTGCCGTCCACGACGCAGTTGTCAGCATCGGCGAGGAGGTAAATACCATCATCGCCAGTCGTATCTATGAAGTTATCGTTAAAAATGCTGTTATCTCCTGTACCGCGCACCACGACCCCCCACGCACCGCAGTTATTGATCTCGTTACCTTTACAGATCGTTCGCCCGTAGATGTACACACCGGAGTCGTCTATATTGTCAACAACACAGTCTCGCACAACGTGATCGAAACCACCAGCTACTAGATAGATGCCTAAATAGTCGCTTTGACTTACGTACACTCGCTCTATTGATGCGTGGTTCTCTGTTACCCGGACACCAACATAATTATTGCCTCCCGCTGGTGTGGTCTTGCACTGCAGGTCTCGCACTATGCAGTTGTCGCCGGTTACGTTGATAGCGTGCCCGGTTACCCCCCCGTCAATGATTGAACCCCACCCTGCCCCGAAGAGTATCACGTTGTTATTGGCAATCGTTAGCGCCTCGCTCCACGTCCCCGTTGGCACGAATACCCACCCATCGCCCGCCAGGTCGGTTATCGCGGCTTGAACAGTGGCGAAGGAGTTGCCCTTGGAGTTGCAGGGTTTGGTTGACCACCCAAACGAGAGGCCCCCTTTGTCCTCGTCTCTATGGTCGTGCAGGGGAATATTCCCGGCTGTTCCGGGTTTGACTACCGACCACTCAACAGCAGTTAGATTGCTAGTCAGGTCGTCAGAGTCGGCAGTCAAATCAACGGTAGTGTTGGGATCGCCATACGCTGACGCCGATACAACGCCGTATTTTGCGCCGTCCACACCGCAGTCACATTTGACCTTGCGGTTGACCGCAAAATCAGTAGTTAGGTCGGTGGCGACAGTGAATGTGTTGGCGTCAACGTATGTTGCGACTAAGCCCATTAAATATCCCCCTAGCTAATGCTGCCCTTATCCGCCAGCCGCGCAGGTCAGCTCAAACGTGAACTGGATGCTGTCCGTGTCCACGACGTTGATGGCCGAGAAGACGTGATGATCCATCATGATCCCACCGGTGACGATGTTGAACAGTCCGTGTTCGGTGATGGCCTTGGTCGTGCTGTAGGTGATGGTCCCTATCGACTTGTAGATCTCGCCAGAAGCACCCTCACCCTGGTCGCCGGTAACCCGGGATTCACCGTCGGTCGTCTCGATGTCTGTATCACCGATGGCCGCCCCGGTAACCCCAATGCCGGAGTCGTGGAACTTGAAGTCTCCGAAAGCGCTGTCCTCTGCCGTCAACTGATCCACCACATATTCGACGAACGCTGTGGTGACCAGCTTGGTCGAGACCAACCCATAGTTGACTCTCTCACCGTTGCCCTTGATCAGCACGGCGTGCAAGGTGCCGAGTGCGGAGAAAGCACCGGTCATCTTGGAAACGTACCACCTCAGCAACCCCGGCAAGATAGCACGCCAGTTCCCCAGCTTCCATCTCAGACCAGGCCGCGATGCCCGTACACGCTGACATCCCAGCTTGCCTGACAAACCCAAATTCCCCTTCATGTCTTTCCTCCTGTTGTCTTACCTTGGTGATAGGCTTGCAGTTGTCAAGCCCATTATTCTGATGTCGAAGCCGCCTCTTGTACCGACATCGTGGACCCACACCCGCAATTGAGAAGGCAGGATCATCTTCCGCGGTAGTCTTCCCCACGGCTGGGGTATAGGTGTCCCGTTGTGCCATAGCTCTAGTATCGCGTCGTCCGCCCATTTCCAGCCAAGCGTATACCTGGACAGAAGGGTATCGAGCTGGTCTTTTGTGACTATTAACGGCTTGGTGTTAGCCATATCCCTCTTGCTTATACCAGACATCTCTCCCCCCCTAAGGATGGGTAACCGCTGCTTTCCTGTCCAGCCACAGGCTTGCCCCCTGGCAGTAGATCGAAGGGCCTGGGTGCCATGCGTCGGGGTCAAACCAAACCCCCCTCGCTACTGACGCGCGCATAACCAAACAGCTTCCCGCTGTGTCAATCTGTACCAAATCGCTGGGCTGCGTTTCTAACGCTGGGTGGTGCGGAGGCCAGTAGGTGAAATTGGCCCCATCCTTTCGAAAGCCGTAAGTATCATAAAACCGCCCCGGTAGTTTGTGCCAAACCATGGGCGAGACTGCAGGGACTTCTTCGAGATGGCCTAATAGACGCCGCATCGTTTCCGGCCGCCAAATCAGGTCCGACTCTACGTGGATTACAGCATCGGCTTCAATGTCATCGAAATGCCTGTAGAGATCATTCCAGACACCGGTTATCTGTGCCCACCGCTGCGCTTTGTTGACGCTACCAAATTCGGGGCCGCCATGGTCTAGGTTCAGCACCCTGCCCCTGAGATAGTAGACCCACCTTTGCAAGCATGTCCGGGTGTTGTCTTTGCTATCCCCCTCAGCGACCAGCACGGCCAGCTCATGGCCTCTCATGGCTAATTCCGACTGTAAGATTACTGCCTGTTGGCCCCACCGCTCCAGGTAGGTAGCGCTGTTGCGGAAAATCGACGCAAGGACGATATTCATGCTAGCCCCGGAAAGTGGTACATTGCCGGATCGATAAAATCAACCGCTTCCTGCATGCCCCCGTCCGGCAACCAATCGAGAAAACGCAGCAGCTCCGAGATCTCACGCTCTGGGTCTACCATCAGCATCTCCGCTTGCAAGTGGTGTATTGGCGAAACCCAGTACAACATTTCGGAAAGCCAGTAACGCTGCTTGGTTACTTCAACCGTCGCCTGGGCCAAAGACGCCCCTCTTCCACCGTTGTGATGCCGTTGGACGCTTGATACTGTTGCGTCAAACCGGCGATGGACAGCAACATAATAAACATCGTCTGTGATTAGAGGAAACACCATGTCGCCCATGGAAATGAAAGCCGGGTCTTTCACGCCCCAAATCGGCTCTCGCCTGCAGGACGCTATCAGCTTCTCGTATGCCACAACCTGATCGACGTGAAGATCAAGCTGCTCTCTCACTTCGCGGTTCAGTGTCCACCACCGCAAATCTTCGAAATGCCCTTTGGCGTTGAATGCTTGATGCGACCCAATGGCGTGATAGGGATCTACCATACGACATCCGAGGGTATGTAGAACACCAGCCACCGCCGATGTGCAACTGCGCGTTGTACCAAGAACGATGACGCACTTCATTATTCGCCCGCTTCCATAACCATACTTATGCCCACAACGGCGTCGTCTGGCATACCGCTTAGGATAGCGAACATCTCCTCATCGTTCAATGTGTCGAAGACCAACTCTCGCCTGTTGTCCGGAAAGTCGTAACCCGAAGCGTGAAAACCGGGGCATGCCTGCATAGCTGCGTCAAGCTCTTCCCTTGGTTCGCCCGAGTAGTAGACGATGACCCTTCGTCTCTTTCGTTCCATGCCCCCTCCTATCGTGAAAGCGTTTTCATCGGCCACGTGTAAACAATCTCTACCTTTTACATTTCTCCGCTGCACGCCCAACGGAGTACCCGACACTAAGGCCCCTACGCTGTGTGTGTGAACGATGTCTCCAGCATGACCAACATCTCGCCCCAGCTCCGCATGCCTTCATCGCGCGGATGCGCTTTCATCCAGCGCTTGTGGCGTCGCCGGATCCCCCCAACCACTGTCTCCCGATTCTCTATTGTCCGGCGATTTGGCTGGCTGGCGACTGGATCCTTTTTCGTCAAGCCTAGAATATCATTCTCGAGTCGCTCCCTGGTTCGTCTCTTTGCCATGATGCCCCCCGCTACTCCTGAACCTCTGCTCGCAAGTACGACCCGTTGAAACGCCGGGACGCGTCTGCCATGATCAACCGGATAGCCACTTCGGTCTTTGGTACTCCATCCGGAAACAACAACTCGATGAGGGCTCTCGGCCCGGAAACCGCCGCGTTCCTCAGGACTAGCCGCCCGTGCCTCTTCTGCCCCACATCAATGCCGGTTGTGCGCCAGAACACTACTGCCATACCCATCTCTGCTCCAGTATATCCCATCTGCCTTCCAGTCCAGCCGCCCACGATGGCCTCGCCGCTTCTTTCTCTGACAGACCACCCCGCTCTGCTTCGGTCTTCTTTATTCTTCCATCCTTTGTATTAGTAGATAGCCCGCCTTGACTCCTGATGTGCTCGAAGCGGTCCCAAGCCAAGTCCCGCTCTTCCCTGCTCGAGCATTCCCCTCCCAAAGAACACCGAGGCTCTATCGATCACGTCTCCCGCCCCATACTGACGAAGCATCTCCATGCCCTTGCCCATCCCAAAGCTATCGTAAAGTCTCCTCAGGCCAGAGACATCATCTGGATCCCACGAGAAGGCTCTATTGAAGCGGTCATTCAAGGGGGTATCGAACAGCGTCGTATAAAAATCCCGGCGATCCACACCCTGCATGTTCCTGGCTACTTCAAGTCCCTTGATGTACGTGTTGTACCCGTGCGTCTCGTCTACCTGCCGCCAGATACTTTCCGGTATTCGGTTCCTTCCAGGCAAGCCGGTCCCTGGCTCAAACAAGGCGGGGCGAAGCATGCGCGTCATGCCCTCTACCACACCCTCTTCCCATTCCAGATTCGGGCCGTAGTTCAGTGGGTTGACACCAGGGGAAAACGAATGCATGAGCTCATGCATAAGGGTTGTATGGTACTTGCCCTGTGCCCATCCCTTATCTGATGCCCCCAGATCCGCGACGTCCTGCGCTATGATGATGCTACACACCCACTCTTTCATACCACCATAGTCGCCGTCTAATGAAAGCTTTAGCTCTCCGTTCCATTTTGACTTCCAAGGATGGCCGGTAGCATAGCGGAGCTCTCGTTGCATGATCGCTTTGGTCTGGTCCATATGTTCCCGAGTACGAAACCACCGGGGATCCGTGGATCTCCTCTGCTGAGCACTCTCAGCTAGCTTGCCCCACCCCTTGATATCCCTATCTCTTGCTGATGTGGCGAACTTTTCATCTCCAAAGCTCTTGAGCGTCGCCGGTCGCATGCTCCAACCGAACCCCTCGGAATAGTGCCGGGTGATCAAGCGGCTGTCAGGCAGTGCTCCGCTCCGCCAAGCCTCGTAGACTGCAGGGTGCATAATCGACGTTATAGTTTCGTAGTCCTGACGCCCCAGCCACTCCAGGCCGGTCTCCCAGTGGTCTTCGTCTACCACGCCCTCAAAACCCAAATCCTTCCAAGAGCGGAGTACTGGTACAAACGAGCAACGCCCATTCGGGTGGTCTTGTACCTCGATATCGCCCACATCCAGAGGATCTACCATTTAGCTTCTTTTCCTCAGATGCTTGCACGGATCTTCAGGCATGTTAATTGTCCCCTTCTCCCTCGATACGCTCCTTTGCGAGCTTCTTTGCTAACCACTCGTGGATGCGCATTTCATCCTTGTGGCCGGGTAGCGACTTTATCCAGTCTGCGTTATCGTCGGTATCACCAATGTTTACCGTGATCGTTGGTTCATCCATTCTACCCTCGCTCTCGATTCTAGGCTTCCCATAAGAACGAATTCGCCCTCTGACAGACAACCAAACCCAGTACGGGCCGTCCCCATGATCATCTCGATGGGCACATCCATCTCAAGCACCACGCCATAGTCGGCGATCATTGTTTGAGCGAAAGATTTAGCCGCGCTCTTAGCCACCGACCAACTCTCCAGCGCGTTGCCCGCAAGATCAACTACATCCCCCCGTTTCCAACCACCGGCTGTTTCGTGGTCGAAGCCGACCCCCCGTCTCAATCTGATTGTATCGCCTGGCGCAAACCCCGCACTCGCCAACATGTTCTGTGTGTTGTTGTACATAGCATTGAGGAGGACTCGTTGCTGGGCGTCGGGGAGTAGCGACTGAAACCCCGGCGTGGTTTCCAGGATATCCCGGAGCACTTCTGCTCTGTCAGCGTCTTTGCCTTCATACCTCATTTGGTCGTCAACCATATTCTTGATCCTATTTTGTACCATTTCGATCTTGCCCAGCGTGTACTCTGACATCGGTACGCCAAACTCATCAGACGCTGACTGCTGCACCGCCAGAGATCGCATGTCGTTATCGTTTGAGGAGTATGCCCATTGCTTGATGAAATGGTTGACATTCTCGGCTTCGATGCCAGTGCGCTGAGCTAACGTATCACAGATGGTCTTTTTGACTTCGCCCTTCGCAGCCCAACTGGCATTCTTCCAAGTCTGATTCCCCCGGTTAGGCCCCAGCGCCCCAGTAAGGAAATCTTTGGCCCGCTCCGTTGTTGTATCCTTTCCCACTGGCGCAATGCCCCCAACCCGCTTTGGCTGCTCGGGCTCTGGCAACCCGGGCTTCACCCAATGCGCAGTCCCAGCGGTATCTTTGCCAGCGGGTCCCGTCCCGCCTTTCCTCGTTGTGCTTTCTGTTTGGTGTAGGGTGAATTCCGTGCCGTGTAGGGCTATACAAGCCTGACAGGTTCGAGGTCCTAATTCCGCATTCCACCGGTAGCCCTGGATAATATCGCTGTTCTCTCGATAGGTCATCAGCGATGCCTGACGATAGGAGTTAATCATCTCCGTTCTGGCTAACCGCATGTTGTCGCTTAGCCCATAACCAAAAGCCTTCTTCATAGCTCTTGCGACAACCGCGGGGTTTTGACCCAGTGCCATGCCCTCTACTAGCTTCGTTCGCATGCCGTCCCACGTCCCTTCCCCTAGAGTCCTAAACCTCTCGGCAAGCATGCCCCCATCCATCGAACGCCCCACCAGGTGTTCTATTGCCCCCACACTTGGCCGGCCCCAACCCACCAATGTGCCCATAGACGACATCTTCTGAGCATGAAGAAAAGCCCTATACTCCAGTATTTCTTGTTCCGTGTAGCCCAGAAGCCTGGAGAATTCCGGGGTGCCGTACTCACCACCCGCCTTGAGGTAATTGATTAGAGGCTCAGCATCCTCTCTCTTTTGGGCGTATAGCCGTTGGCCTTTTACCCTTGTCATGTAGAGTCCCTGCTTTTTGGCGATCGCCCAATCGCCTTTGCCCGGCACGCCAACTTTCTGCATCCCCCAAGCCACGTCCATGACATCGTGCGTCTTTCTTGCTATTTCTCTCCGCAGATCGTTGGCCCTATCTAGCCAGCCAGCGTACCCGAGCGCATGCCCTTGGGCTTGGGCGTCCTCAATGAGCTGCTCTTGGGCATCAGTAACCCAATCCGCCATTCGGTCGGCCAAAGTGGACATCTTTACAGCTATTTCGTCCTGCCATTCCTGATCACGCACCACAGCCGCTCGAAGACCTGGCAGAGTGGTTTCCAGACGAGCTATTAGTGCTTCTGCTGCGGTTTTCTTATCCCCGCGCAGACCAAACAAAGAACGCTTAAGCCGCCCTAGCTCGGCCTGGTCCCTGGCTATCCTGGCAGTAGCTTCATCAATGCGTTCTCCTATGGTCTTCCACGAAGCGGCCCACTCCGCGAGCATTTGCTGTTCAACGCCCCGAACCGAGCGCCCGAGATCGGCCTTGAATTTGGCTGCTTGTTGATCTACAGTCCCCCCCATTTAGCTTAGTCCTCAGCCTCTTGGTCATCTACACCACTGTGCCCCGTTTCGAAGGCATCCAGAAGAGCGAGACCAATGTTATCGTCCCCTTTCGCCTCTTTATCCAGCCGTCTTTGCTCTTCCTCCCAGTTGTAGCCCCGCTTCGTTGCCAGTGTCTCTTTGCTCGCAAGGCTTTGGCCAGCGTCAAACTCTAGGCCAGCGATTTCTTGCTGTTCGTCAACGGGGAGAGGATCTTCCCATACCAGCTTGACCCGTTGCTCCCCCCCGTGGTCCATGATATGAGCACACCGGCGAAGGGTCTCGATCAGCGCTGCACCATACGAGGACCGCTTGAGTCCAGTCTTCTCCAGCAGGTCTCCGTAGAGCACCCGTAGGGCAAAGCCGGATGCCGCTCCAAGCCGCATATTGCTTGGGTCTAGGTCCGGAGTGCACGTAATCTGAGCATAGGCTGCAATTAGCCGGTCCAAGAACGTTGACGCCACCTTTACCTCCCCGATCTGCTGCATAGCCTCTAGGTGGGCGTCTTGGTTTGCTGAGATAACCGCGGACCCGGGGGAAATGCGCATCTCCCCACGCTGGAAACCGTAGCCCCAAATGAGCGGGTGTGCACACTTTCGGATCAGCCGGTTAGTATTCCCTGCTACAAAGTTGATTGTATCATTGATGTCGGCGTCTTCTAGGTCGCTACGACCGTAGAACGAATGAGGGTTTGGGAGGTTCTTGCCCGGAATAAACGGGGGAAATGGGTACTCCCAAGCTTCAGGTTCAACGACTATCTTCCATCGGCCCCTGCTGTCCTTTTCTTCAGTCCAGTAGCTCCAGTAGCCCTCGTCGTCCGGCTCTTCTTCGTCGCTCTCGTCATTCAGCAAAGTATCTCGTACCCAGATTTGGCGTCTTGCTGTGTCTCCTGCCCGCCAGCGCAGGTGGTACGCCCAAACGTCATTGACATCATCGGGGTTGAACTTGGGGAGAACAAGATAAGGGTCGAGGGCGAGAAGACGGAGGGACTCATCGCTTTTGATGGCGATCTGGATGTAGAAAGTGCCGCAAACACCGCCGGTGGTCGCTAGGTCAGTGAGGAAGAGCATCATAGCCTCCTCAGATTCCCAGATATCCCTAAGTGCGGTCTCGACTTTGCTCTCACCCTCTTCTTCGTCTTCCCCCGCGAGCGTGGGTTGCTCGGGTGCCAAAAGAGGGAGCTCCCAGACGAGGGGCTTACCGAAGAGAAAAGCAACGCCCTTGTCTACCACCCGCCGGGAATAGTTGAGGATGACGTTATCGTTGGGCTGCCCTGTGAGCACTTTGAGTGGTTTCAGGTGGTGGCCCCGGTAGTAGCTCCAGGCTTTATCGTAGAAAGACCGGCGTTCCTTCTCTTGGGCCGTGAGATCATCATCTGACCATAGCTGGGGCCCACCGACCCAAGCCTCCCACGCCGCTTTCGTTGCCTTAAGTATCTTATCCCATAACGTCATCTTAGTTGTTATCTCCCGCTCTTATTCCAGCACCCTTTGTGCCAGTATTCCCAATGCGTTCTGCGCCTTGGTCGAAGACCGCCCACCCACGACACGACCTTCACGGATAGTATGTCCTTTACTCGGATCGGTTCCCCGCACCCTGTGCAGATCCTAGCTAGCTCTCTCGTGTTATACCCACCGGTCCAGCATTGGGCTTGTCGGTCCCGAAACCACTTGATCCACCTGGCCCCGGCTTTGCCTCGCGCGCCCCCACTTCTGACTTTATCCGCCATCAGTTGCCTACCGCCAGATACTCAGAAGCTACCCAACCAACCGCATCCCGGTTGATGACAAACGTCCATTCACGATCTGTTACGATGGCACCCCAAACAGAGACGGCATCGCCATGCGCCAGCAAACCCACCCACAGCCCTTTTGCATTTGGCTCTTGTCGTACGTTCAAGCCGTCCCCCGCCGTTACAACAGCGTGCCGTGGAGGGCAAGCGACCATCATATTGGCTTCGTCTTCCTGGCCGTCGCAGATCAAAAGCATAGCATTCTTGAGAATCGCCAGTATCCTTTCGTCCATGAAGTCCTCCAGTCGTAGAAAAGCCTCTTTGAGATACGCTTCGTCGCCCAAGCGAACACCCCCTACCGTTTGGCGATCTTCTTGTAGGCCCACTGAGCAAGCTCTTTCAAGCCGAGATATGTTGTCCGCAAAGTCAAGCGCAGAATGATGCCTAGCAGTCTAGCTACCTCTTGCATCTGCCCCTGTGTGGTAACAGTCTTCATAGCTTTCCTCCCCCCGCCAGCTCCAAGATGCGTACCTGCTGCAACCAAAGCGCCCCGCTACACACAGAGATAAAAGCGATCATCTCGTCGGGGCGCATGAAAATGGTGAGCGCCTCTTCGCCGTCCTCGGGCCGCTCAAACCGGAAATAGAGATCGTCGGGGCCAACGCCGCTTACCAACCCAGCGCTTATCGCGCAATTCAAGTATTCCCGGATATCAGCCTCTTCGCATTCAGCCTCCCGCCCATCGTCCAGCCGGATCGTGAAATTGCTATCAGCCACCACTACCGCGCACCGTCGAACACGTCAAAGACGTCAAAGACTAGCCCCACAAAGCTGAATATCAAGCTGAGGATGAAGCCTATGACGCTCATTATTATATGGACGAACAGGACGATCAGCCCCGCCACCACCGTAATGAAGAAATCAAGAAGCGATTCCACTGCGTCACCCAAAAAATCCATAGTCTCCTCTGCCAGCCCGTTTGCTCGTTCCATTCCGTCTTTCATTTTCCCCCTCCCGGAGTCTTCATGGCGTCCAGATACTTGAGGTTCTCGTACGACTGCCTAGGCATTTCTGCCCTTACCCTGTCCACACCTTTAGCCAACTCAGCACAAACCCTCTCCGCTTCGTCGACGCCAAACAATAAATCAAGAGACGACCTGAATACTACGTAAGCAGGTTTCCCTTCGCCATGGCATTCCATCCGTGAATACCGATACCGGACGATCAACGTATCGTTCCTATTCAGCGTGAACGGTGAAGCAATGCACCCAAACGGCTTGAGGTCTGTGTCGTGTACCGCGCAAAGGCCGCTAGCTAGCTTGTGTGGGCATTTCCCCGTCACAGTATCGCGAAGCAGGAGCTCACCGTTCGTCGCAAACCCCGCCGCTTCTTGCTTTACAACCTCCGCGGGCAAAAGACAAACCATTATCCCGTTTGCCCCTTCGCAGCATCCCCCGTGGCAGTGTTCCAAAATGTGTTCAACGGAGCAGTCGAACAGGTGTCTTGCCCATTTGCCTGAGACGGCAACCATCTGGCTTTGCATCATTAGAGATAAAAGTCCTCGATTACTAGGGCAGGCAAACCCTTCGTTGCTAGCCAATTGTATGCTCCAGACAGAGCGTCGGCATCGTCGTCGTGTGCGCCATGCGGGAAAGCCTCCAGCGCATCTAGTATCTCTGTTGTCCAGGGAGCTAACAGCACGCGTATGTTCCCCGCGGCTTGCTCCGACGACACCGGGCCAGCCCGGACGACCTTATTGCCAACACTGGGAATGCCCCGGAAGTTGTAACCCTGTAACACCCGCCGCCGATAGGAGCTGATTAGCGACTTCCCTGACGCACCCGGCTCTTGTTCCATCCGTATGGGGACTTCCCGGCCATCAAGCCTAGCAGTCTGGCCCACCACATCCTCGACCGCTGCAGGAGTGCCCCGCATCCTGACAACATGGTGTATTGTGTAGATGCCCTTTTTGTTCACGCTCACCAAATAGCCGCATGTCCTGTCTGGGTCTTTGCCTGGCTTTGGTTCGGTAGCCGCTAGGTCCCAGAACCGTACGATCGCCTCCCACCGCTTGGGCGTTTTCGCTATGAGGCCAAAGCACTCACGGGGGAAGAAGCCACCGGTCTGCCTGGCTGTCCAGTCGCCTGCGAGTAGCTGCGCCCTGGTCACGGGGTCCAGCTCCATAAGCGACGCGATGTACTCGGCTTGGTCCAGATGCGGGTTGTCTTCTAGCTTTGCAGGAATGAAGATACGCCCCTTGTCTCGTCCCTCGATGAGGAAGCGCTGCCTAACCCACTCGTGCCCGATGTTGCCCGGGTTGCTAGCCGACCTCATGCGTACTGGTACGTTGAAGCCCTTCAAGCGCCGGAGACGGCTGAATAGGTAGGTGTAGGAGATCTCAGGAAACTGAGTCAGCTCGTCGAAGCCGATGAACTGAAATGCCGCCGACTGATAACGGTAGCGATCCCCGGCCCTCTGCAGGTAACCAAACGATAGTGTTGCCCCCGAAGGGAATGTCCACGTCTTCTCTCGTTCTGTCCACTTGGCCCCCGTCCGCTGTAGCCAGCTCCTAGCACGAGACATTAACGAGTCAGGCAGTGTCAGGTCGGTGTACGTCCGCCGAAGGAGAAGTGCCGCATATCCTGGGATGTCCACATATTGCAAAGCCGCCATCAGGAGAGCTGAGCTCTTTCCCCCGCCGGCCGCCCCGCCGTAAAATGCCTCCCTGTGGGGGAGCGCCAGAAACGCCGCTTGCTTGATGGTCGGTGTCTGTATCGACGACCATCGCGTCATTCGTGGAGAAATCGCCGCACGGAGCTCTTGGGCGATGCCAGGGTTCTGCTTTAGTACCTGCGCCCACGCTCCTATCTGGTTCAAATCCAGCCGCCCGTAGACTCTCCGAGTGTCTCTGGGCCTCTTGGCTCGTCCGGGTCGTCTTCCACTTCTTGCGTTCCGTTGGTGGCCACGGTCTCCTCCAACGATCCTGCAACGACGTCCAATGCCTGGTCGTCCTGCTCATTATTTCCCCCCGTCTTTGGTGCTCCGATGACCCCCGCTCGCTCCAGGATGGCCAGCACCTCGGCCAACGCTTGGCCGCTATCGTCGACTTCCATGACGACCGGTCCGCCGTCTGGCCCAGCAACGAGAACCTCAGTTGGAGCATAGAGAGCAAGTAGCTTTGATCGCTGACTGGATAGGCTCACAAACGTCTGCACCGCGCCCAGCCCGCCCTCTGTTACCTTATCCCAAATGGCCTCCTGCGCTACGTCAAGCCGGTGGAGCTCCAGACGCAAGTAGTCGGCTGCCAGCTTCGCTTCCATTTTGGCGTGCTGCTGCAACGACCTCTGAACATCGGTATATGCCGTGCGGATACCAATCCCCAGCTCGGCCGCGATAGCGCGATAGCTTTTGCCCTTGATGCGCAAAGCTAGAGACTTAGGTCGGCGTGTCGCCGCTTTCTCTATTCCCGATTTCGGTCCTCTTTGGAGTCCCATTAGTATACTCTCGCATTGCGTGTTAGTGGAAGCGCTTCCAACGGTGGTTTGACAGGCCGGACAGGGGTCGAACCTGCATCTACGGTTTTGGAGACCGTTGCCCTGCCGATTAGGCTACCGGCCTATGTTGTTGGGCATTTCCCTTCTTGGTCACGCCTCCCCTGTCTATTTTCTACATTTCTCTGCTGTGCATCTGGCGGAGTACTTACCAGCGAGCTCGGAGGCGGGACCGGAGCAACTCTAGAGAACCTAGCTGCCAGCGAACACCGGTTGATGCGCGTTATCGCGTTTGTATGCCGCGTTTGCTTTTCGGTTTTGGGCTTTTGATGACATTCGCCTGTACTCACGGCGGGTCTCTTGTTTTCTCTTGTTTTCTCTAGTATCTATGACTACCGGGTGCGCGTAAGACTAATGTCGGGTGCGCGTAAGACTAATGTCGGGTGCGCGTTTGTTGTCTTCTCGGTACTCCGTTCAGGGCATCTTCGAGAAATGTGATGGATAGGAGGAACGAATGGGAGATGCTAGAGACTTCAAATTCGACCGTTATGCCCGGGTGCCGGATTCTATGTGGGCGCACCTGCGAGAAGGAAGTATTAGCCAGCACGCCGCTTTGCTGTACGTCTTCTTTTGTGGTTGGGCCGGGGGCAATGTTTGTTGTAAGTCCCACGTCACGATAGCACGAGAGCTGGGAAAAGCTACGGGAACTGTTAGCCGCGCCCACAAGCAACTAGAGGAAGCTGGTTTGGTGAAACGATGGTTGCAACCCGCGCCGACTGGTAATTGGGGATACCACACCATCGTTGTCAAAAGTGGGGAGAAAAGAGGGTGGGCAAAGATACCGCAAATAGTCGTGAAGCTGAAGTTGCTCTCGACCTGGGACCGCATCACGCTCTTGGGCGTTCTTGTCCAGACCAAAGGACAGTACAAGGAAGGGGGCGCATACGAGATTTATCATCGAGGCACGGTTTGGCTTGCTGATTTTCTGGGACGAAACCCGAGTGGAGTACGACAATCGTTTGGCCGGCTATCTGCGTTGGGCTTACTTGAGAGACTGGAACGAATACCCGGAGAGACGGTTTGTTGGGGAATACCAAACCTGAGGAGGGTGAACATCTTATGGCACAAGGAAGAGACGAAGGAAAGACAGAAATCAACAGAAGAGGCTCAAGAGATGCTGAAATCCTTGCCGCTCTCGGAAAATTCCACAACAAAAGCGAGAAGTATCGATATTCCACCTGGAGGAGCTACGGCGTAGACGTTATCAGAATACTGGAGGAATTTGGCCAGCTCTTCAACCTCGCGCCGCCCCGTTCCAGGGGAAAACGGCTGTACTGGGTCAAGGTCGCAAAGGAGTGTCTCGAAGAGCTTGGGAGCGCGGATCGGGTAATCGAACGCATGCAGTGGCTTGTCGCTGAACAGACAGCCGGACGAAAACGCTTTGACGTTTACTCGCCCCGCTCTATTTTCACTGTGATAACCGCCGTTCCTCTTGACGAAGTGAAGAAGGACCAAGGCATCTATCAAGCCGTCAAGCGCCGGTTAGAGCAAGGCATGTCAGAAGAAACCATCGTAGAACGCTATGTCAATATGAAAGCCCGTGGCGGGCAAGTCAAAGAGAAGAGCACTCAAGAAATCGCAAAGATCCTTGAAGACATAGGAAAAGAGGAGTTTGATTATAATGAATGGTAAACCAGAGTATGTAGTATTCGATCGTGTCGTAGCAAAAGGGGATGCGATGAAAGCCAAGACAGCAGAAGCCCACCGCCTACACGCACTTATGAGGATTGCCGAAGCCGAGACGAAGCTGGCTTATGCCGAGAAAGAAATAGCCGACTGGGGAATGTTGGTCCCAGACTGGCTGTACGCACCCCGTTTCCTTTCCGTTCGACAAGCTTTGGCAAAACACGGAAAAGAGCTCGCGGGGTTGATACGCTTCATAGCACAGATTCCGAGCAATTTTGCGGTGGAAGACCCGCCCTGTGACGAACCGCAATGGCCGGGGCGAGGAGACTAGGACTAGATACTCCGTGAGAGACATTTCTAAGAAACATACAAGATAGGAGGAAGATGATGAAAAACACAGAAGAGAAGAGGATGGAACAAGAGCTAGAAGAGCATGTCGCGTTTGTCCAGAAGGGCATCGAATTAGGGTTGTTCCGGGAGCTGACACCGCGCGAGCTTTTCGTGAAGAGCGTTATCAAAGTCCGCCAAGCAAACAGAGGGGCGAAACAAACGCTACTCGCAGAAGCGTACACCATCAGCGGCAACGACCGCCGCCCTCGCGTCTTCGCCGCGTTGTTTGCTATGGATGTCGTTGAACATGCCCTTTGTGCTTTGCTAAAGGAGCTGGAGGAATGCCAGTACACCAGCGAGAAGTCGATGCCGTCTGGGGACGCCCACACCACCTACAGGGACGATGACACCATCTGGGGGGACCTAATATGGGCAAAGCGATAGCTGCTTGTTTGTGGGGCGTTGCCGCGTTTTTCTTTTGCGCCGTCATCGCCGAGGCCTTGAGTGTCTTAGAATCCCATGCCGGCCCAGAGAGCAATGCCGGGGCGAACGTGGTATGGTGTGTCATTTGTGTAGTTGCGGGGCTTGTTTGTTGGCTTGTCTTGTGATGCACATGACTGAAACTATCAAAGAGCTGATCGCCATCTTCGCTATGTATGCTTTCGTTGTCGTGTTCTGTGTTGTAGTCTGGATTCTGAACAATAGCGACTAATCAAATATGGCCAGAAAGTTGACAGACATAAGATTAGTGATCAAGGCCACTGCCAGCAACCAAGGTAGCCTAGACAGAAGAAAAACCGGGGTTGTCACCCCGCCGGAGCACGAAGAAGAAACAGAACGCTGGACGATGTTGATCTACACGCCGCGAAGTGAACCAGACATAAGAGGAGGGAAAGGAAGATGAATTCGTCAGAGTTGGCTATGCGCATGTTGAGATGGGAAGTGCTACAAAGACAGGCCGACTTCGTCATGACTGAGATCGAAGACACTGTGCTGGCCATGAAGAAAACACAGGTGGTCGGCTGTGTGACCGCCAAGTACAACGGGGGGCGTAGATCTTTCGACTACGAGGCCGCTGCCATGGGCTGCGATGACGTCAACGCAGAAACCATCGCTCGATACACAACTGTCAAAGTCGTCGTCGACTGGAGGGAGCTATGCCACAAGTGCGAGATTGTTGACGGCATTCCCTTCACAAAGTCGGCCCCGTCGGTGTCGGTTAGAATCAAGTAGGGGGATGATGTTTTCACTAGCATCGACTATCGGTTTTGCGGTATTGGGTGTAGCCCTGGGGATGCGCGCCGCGCCAATCAAAAGACCGATGCAGGGGGCAATGGGTGGTTCTACCGATGACGATAACGATGCCGCTGAGCTCTGGGATTTCCTGACGTTCGTCGTTTTCGTAGTCGGTGCTCTCATCCTCGTTTGGTCATGGGCGGTGATGGCAGGAGCAACGAGATGACAGAAGCGATGAAAGACTTAGAAAGGTTTGGTTGGATGCTAGTTGGGTCGGCTTTCGGCTTTGCTTTTGCGCCGGTCAACCACCTGTGCCCTTTGGCCGGCCGCGTCGTGCTAATAAGGCTAATTTTCGGCCTTTTCGTGACCGGGGGTTGCTTAATAGGTTGGTCCCAGGCTGCACAAAAAGGAACACAACCATGAAAGCCGAGTACACAGAGATCGGGCGAGTCAAGGGTTGGGTCATCACGGTTACCAAGGAAGACGTATTGGAAGAAGCATATCTGCAGTTCCGTGGTTCCCGACTGACTCGATACCCGATCCGGTCTCTGCCTTGGGGCATCTTCCGACGACGCCGCGGTAAGCGCGGCGGCCCTCTGCTGAGATGGTATCTAGACGGCTTGGATAGAGATGCTTCTGTTGCGGAGATAGGACACCGATTCCGGCTTTGGTTCGGTAAGCCGGTCAAGTACAACGGCATGTTTGTTTGGCTAGAAATGGCGAGGAGTGGGAGCAACCCAACGGAGTTGGTCATAGACCGGCGATACACTCCTCAGATAGAGAATGATGATGTCTTCTAACGAGACGCAAGAAATGAAAGAAAAAATCGAAGAAGTCCTGGGTTGGTTCGATAGCGACTGGGAAAACTGGATCTATGGTAATGAATTCCAGTGTCTTATTCTGGATGACGACCCAGAAATGTCGGTCTGGCCAGAGGACTGCGACCTCGCGGGGAGATAACGATGCAAGAAATTACCAAAGGACAGAAGCTTGCTCTCATTCTGTTAGCAAAAGCGTGTGGGGTCGAATCCCGCGATGAGCGGCTTTTCCTGGTCTCTCATCTTCTGTGCCGGGGGGTTGGTTCCTTCAACGACCTCAACCGTAATGATTGGCGTCAGATACGAGACGAAGCCCACCCGCGTTGGCCGGATGACAACTGGGAAACATCTCCGCTGTTCAAAGCACGAGCATCCGCCATCTTGCGTGAGTACCGCGAGCAGGTGCTCGGCCAAACGAAAATGGGAGAACACCCGCTTGCAGGAACGTCGTGAGGAGATCCTCGACCAACACCAGGTCTGGTGGCCGTACGTCCGCCCTCGGTTATCCGGGGATAGCTTAACCTGAAAAGCATTTGGTTATGACCAAAGACACTCGGTCAAGACCGAAGACGATCGGCGGGACTACCAAAAGATTTGGGTCAGACGACAACTTACACGGGGTATCCCCGTGTGTTATAATTGATATAGAAGAGGGGGAGATCCCCCCAAACACACAGAAAGAGGAGAGCGAAGCCAATGGATGGGATACCGAAGGACGAGAGAAACGTCAGGACTTTCGAAGCTGTCACCGAGCTGATGGTCCGCGAAGCCGAAGTGAACTGCCCCGATGCGGGGAATCCAGTAAGCGAGGCAATCGCGGCTGAGCTGTCCGAAATGGTGACCGAGATGGTTAGAGAAGCCGTGAGATACTCCCCGCTGGCCATAGCAGAAGCGGCAACGGATGGGTTGGTTTGCGCTTGCGCCGAAGCCTGCACGGAAGAGATCTGGAGTGAGCTTTACACCACCGTCAAGCATGTCGTCGACGTCTTTGCGAAGGAACAATTGCGGGTGACGGGAAGCAACAGCAAGCTGGAAGTGCAAATATGCGCGCAATAGCAGAGGAGAGCTACAAGGGCCGCAAGGCACAGGTTGAGATGGTCGTAGAAATGGCCGCGGTTGAAAATCGACACCTGACCGCCGCCCTGTTCGACGCCGGAATACTCGCTGACATAGGCGACATGGCCGAAGCCAAACGATTGATAACGGAAGCTAGCCGCCACCATTCGGAATTGGGCAGGCTCCTCGAACAGGCCGGCCAATTTCTAGACTGAAATCTGAACACCACCCTGAGGAGAGCGAAGCCGATGAAAGCAACAGCAAGGGAAATCAGAGCAAAGCGGATCACCAACCGAGCAGAGGCACAGACCTGGGACTTGATCGCAGCACTCGAAGAGCTGGCAGACCTGGAAGAAAAGCAACTTCCCGAAGCCAAAGGTCGAGCGGCCGCCAGAGCATACGACAGCTATCGCGAGCTGGGCAACATAATCGACGAGGCGATTGGAACGAATGGAAGCCAAGAGGGGCCCCGATGACAGCTGTCAGGTAATCAGACGGGTGTCAGGCGGGTGTCAGGCCCGTGTCAAGCACGATTGTTCCGGATGTGTTATAATTGATATAGAAGAGGGGGAGATTCCCCCAAACACACAGAAAGAGGAGAGCTGAAATGAACACGTCACGAATCATGGATGTAAACCCACTGCAAGACCCCGAAATCCTGCTGGTGCACCTGGAAAGAGTGGACCGAAGAAACCACGCGTGGGCATGCTACGTTGAGTCTCGCAGTGTCGAGGTCCAAGATGGCATCGACCGCTTGCTCCGCTTTGCCGCATTGAAGACTGGCAGGGTGCAAGACACGGTGGTGTCCCGCTGCGAGGGTCTGCAAGAGCGGTTGGGTCGGGTCCTGTCTGAGCACGGATTGCAAGGAACACAGCAAGATGCCTAAACTGAACGGGTGGAAACTCTGCTGGGTGGTATACAATGACAGAGATTCGTCCCGAAAGTCCGGGTACAAAACCGGCTTTGTGAGAGACGAACAAGGGAACATTAAGGTTTTCACCGACCATGAAGCCGCTCAAGATGAAAAAGCGTCAGGGCGACAAGGCGACTTTCGGTTGGTGTCCTCGGTTTTTCATTTCTGCGAATTCGGGGATATTCTACGCCGACGCCAACTACCAGACGACTCACCCTTTGTGGTTGTCAGCTCCGAGGAGGGAGAAGATGGAGAATAAAGAATTGACCAAATGGGAGTGGACCAGAGCACGATGGTACTGGCATGAAAAGAGAAGTGATGGTTCGCAGTCGTTCACCGATTGGTTAGCAGAATTTAAGACGATGGCGGAGCTGGAAGCCGAGATGGGGGAACACACCCCGGAGCTTTGGGAATAGCGGGTGTCATGACCCGTGTCATAGCAAGAGAGCTCCGGATGTGTTATAATTGATATAGAAAGGGGGAGACACCGAAAGAAAAGCAAACAGCAGACAGACAGGCTAAACGGAGTGAGGCGAGGAAAAAGAGAAGGCCCGACTCCTGCAATAGAAAGAGAAGTCCAACAAGGAACGACCAGCTTGTTGCCCGTCAAGAGCGGTCAGCGAGTTGAGCATTCCCCGAAGAGAGCAACACCCGCTCTCGCAAACGCTCAAGCACACACCCCGAGGAGGGACTACGATGACGACAGCATTTCGAGAAGACATGAAGCTATTGGCGAAAGACAAAGGGCTGAAGCTTAGCGACCTGTCAGCCCTAGCCGTGAAGAACGACCCATTCATGGCCGGAAGCCCCGGAGACGTCGAGAAAGCCGAATGGTTCGCAAAGTGGTGGAAAGAATTCGGCTACACAGACGGCATCCACATCCGACGCATGCACTACCAGTTGGTGTCACAAAGCCCCAAAGCCCAGCGACCAGATGGTACTCCGTACGAGAACACAAAGCAAGCCTGGCTTTACCTGGTTCAAGCCGCAAAGGTTGCTCGTTACCTCGGATACGTTGACCATTCGTTGTTCGAAGACCGGCGAAACCCCCCGCCAATCGTCAACACATCGTACGCATGGGGAAGCGACCCCGAGTACTACGTCCAGGGAGACGATTTCAGACTGGAGATGCCAACGCTCACAGAACCCCCCGATTTTGTAGCGCGAGGCTACGACAAGAACCTCCAGCCGTACCACATCGAGGTTTGGACCGAAAAGAGCACGATGCACGACGTCATCAAGCCGCTCTGCAGACACTATGGTGTGAACCTGGTCTCAGGGCTGGGAGAGCTGAGCATAACCGCCGTTGTCATGCTCGTTGAGCGGATAAGAAAAGCCGACCGCCCGGTTCGGATCTTCTACATCGCCGACTTTGACCCCGCCGGATACGGCATGCCAGTGAGCGTAGCCCGAAAGATCGAATACCTGGTACGGGACGAGGAAGGCCACGACATCCGACTCGAACCGCTCATGCTGAACGGCGATCAGGTTCGGGAATACAATCTCCCCCGAACACCAATCAAAGAGACGGAGATGCGACGAACGAGGTTTGAGGATACCCATGGCGGCGGGGCTGTTGAGCTGGACGCACTCGAAGCCTTGCACCCCGGAGAGCTCAAGCGGTTGATCGAGACCGCAATCCGACGATACTACGACGAGAACATCCAGCAAAAGAGTCGGGAAGCCCGCAACGATCTGGAAGCCATGCTGAGCGACAAGCGAGCTGATGTCCTGGGCGAAAAGATGTTGGATCGAATCAACGAGCTCCACTCCCGCATCGAGGAAGCCATGGACGAGCTGGCCGAGAGAATCGAAGATGAAGCCAAAGAGCTGAGCGAGCTCTACAACGAGGCTCACGAGCGAATGCTGATGGTGAAAGTGGAAATGCCAGCAGTGCCAGTCGGTGAGAAAGCCTGGGAGAACGAACCGGTGATGTACGAAAGCCGTAGAGGATACAGCGAACAACTGGAAGCATACCAGACGTACAAGAGAGGGGAACGAGGATGAGTCCTCCGATTGGGTGGTTGAGAGGCTTTTCGGGGAAGCCTTGACTGCTGCCTCTTGACTCCCGGGGCCCCGGGAGTCAAGGGATAGAAGTCAAAAAAGAGACGCGTAGGAGAGTCCTACAAGTAACACAATCGAGGAGGGGGCTATGAGACTATCGCAAAAATACCAAAAGGAAGAGCTGAATCAACTCGTGAAGGACACCTGGAACGCTGAAGATGAAGACGCCGTGCTGTTCATTGAAGAGGCTTGTGAGGCATGCCTTGCTCTATACCGTGACCGCCATTCGCTGTTGCTGGACTTGAAAGCCTGGAGACTTATCGCCCCCGTCAAGCCCGAACAAACGGAGTCTCCGCGAGCCTATGTCGAATACAAGAAAGCCCACGGTGCTTGGCTTAGCGGGGAAGTCTCTCGTCAAGCACACTGTGATCGGTTGGGGCGAGAAATGGTCGCCACTATAGGCCCCACGGGGATCTTCCCCGTGGGGGTGTGGGTTCGGTACAAAGCCTACGGTTTTTACGTTCGTCGTCGTCAGAGTGGCAAAGGATACGCCATAACAGTCGAACTGTGGGAGGGAAAAGAACCGAGTGTTTGAGCAGGAATTCGCAGCTTTCGAGCGGGTCGGGGGAGAGCTTATCGAGACACTCAAAGAGAAGCGCCAAGCCTACGGTAACAACCTGGCAACAACGGGCGCGTTTCTCTTGCTGTTCTACCCCCTGGGCATCCCCGTTGCAGCTTACGGCGAAATCGCCACGATGATCAGAGTGCTGGACAAGTTGTTCAGATTGGCGAACCAGCATGGCCACACGGAGACCGAAGACGGCTGGAAAGACTCGGAATCCCCCTGGCTGGACATAGCTGGTTACGGGTTAGCTACCATCGTAGACCAGATGATAGCCAAAGAAAGAAAGGAAGATCAAGATGGACCTAGGAAGGCGACGAATACAAGAGTGGGCTACAGCTATGTGGGCGACCGAACAGAGAGACAAGACTCTGGAATTAGAATCAACTCTGGATAACGCTATCGCTATGCATCGGGTGCTCCAAGGTTTGGCCAACACGGAACAGGCAACAGACGAAAACAGGCCACAAGCAACGGGTCGCATCTTTACACCGCGGGAAGCGGTCAAAGCTTTCCTCTATCGCAGACTTTGGCAGTCGGTGATGGCCTGTCAGAACAAAGACGCCGACCACACTGTGCAGTCGGTTGACGCCAGCATTGTGCATGACGCTCTCCCCCTGGGCACGAAGATTACCTACCGCAAACACGCGTTCTACCTGGCGACCGGGCATTCCGGAGAAGAATGCCTCCACGTTATAGGACCTCTAGCATGAAAGGGATCTACAGCAACTCCATGACCATTGGCTGCCCAGATGTCTTGTGGGTGGGCCGGCTTGACGCAGAGGAAGCAAAATCCTTGCTTGCTGAAATCAAGCTCGTTGCCAACGCGGAGAACAGCCCAAAGTTCTACATTGCGGAGTCGATCGTCCAAGGTATGATGAACGCTAGCAGATTCAGGGCCGCGCTTTCGCGAGCAGTGGAGATTTTCGGCCAATCGCGTAAGGGCAATACTCCGTGAAGCGCCTGGCCGAGAAATGTAGAGGATAGGAGCAGACGATGATAAGAGGGATAGGAGTTGTAGAGCTTCAAGTACAGGCTATCTCGGACGCTATGTGGGATGAGATAGTTAGGAGCAAGAACAGGCCGGGGATCTGTGAGCTTGAGGATGCTGAGGATGTGGCACAAGATACAATGCTGTGCATATGGAGACTTATCGAACGGGGAAGCCGAGTGGGCGAAGTGCTGATGGAAGATCCAGCAAGCGGGAAAGTAAGAGCTGCGGTCTTCACCATAGCTCGGCATATAGAGGGCAACCGCCGAAAGAGGGAGGCATTACGTTGTCACGAGAGTAATACAGATGGGTATGGTAGGGATAGGCCGAGCGTTTCTTTGGTCCCGGCCCCAGTGTTGGGGCCTGAGGACGAAGCCGTTTTGTCTGATATGCGAGAGTGGGCTTTGGGCTGCCTCAGTCCCAGACAAGCCGAAGTGATGGAGCTCACGCTGATCGGGCATACGTCAAGCGAGATAGCGGGAGATCTAGGCATTGGCGCTCGAACAGTCCGGTTTGCTAGGGCTGTAGGAAGAAAGAAGATACTAGCCGCCATTAAAACCGAGGAGGAGTGATGACAGCAGCTAAGAAGGATCGCGTGGAGGCCACGGCATTGGTCTTCGGAAAGATCTACGACTACTACACGGGGTTGGAGTGGAATATCACCCTGAGAGAGGGTGTGACATTCACCGATCTTGCTGGCCTCATGCAGGGGTTGAAATTCCTGCGAGACGATGGAGCAGAATACGGCATCGTGTCCAGGTATAGCGACACCGCCCCTGGGCTTGCCAAAGCCGAGGCCCGGCGAGAGAGAGCTGAGGCGACACAGAAGGTTCTAGCAGACAGGGCTGAAACAAGGGACGCCGGGGCAAAGAAGGGCGCGACAAGTGGCACCATAGCAAAGAAGGGTGAGACAACCCAAGCGGAACGGAAAGCTATGTGGGAGCAACAGCAAGCCACCAGGAACAGCGCGCCCAAACCCGAACAACCGTGGGATGGCGAAGAGTTTCCTAGCTCTAGCGCACACGCTCGGCAAGCCCTGCGTGGGGACGCCGACAAAGCGCAAGCGCCCGCACCGGAACAGAACGACGCCAAATCCCAAGACCAACTGATCGCTAAGATACAAATCGCCGGGACCAAGGCCGCGCCTCAGGTCCAGATGTTCAGCTCCAACACGAAGCTAGAGTATCCTGTGCTGTACGCACCGGCGAGGGTAGTGGTCGCCATCCTGAGCAAGAAGTATGGGAAGAACAAGGAAATCGAAGCTTTGCTTAGTGACGTTGGTGAGGAATACCCCGTCAACTGGCAGGTCCGGTGGGAACCCTCGCCCAAAAACCCCAAGTGGAAAGATTTGCAGGATATCACTAAGCTCGGAGAAGTAGACGATTAGGAGGACATAATGCCAGAACGTATCTTGGCAATCGACATCGAGACCACGGGGCTGACGTATAGCGACAAGCTGCTAGTAGTATCCGTGGCATGGCGTGACGAAGGGGGCGACGTGAGAGGAGAAGCACTAAATGTTGGAATGAGAGACCTGTTCAACTCCCCCTGCACGACACCCCAGCTATTCGGTTGGCTACGGGATCTTACCAAGTCTCGTGACTGGCTGGCTTTCCACAACGCCGGGTTCGACCTCCCCTATTTGCTCCGCATTGGTGTGCTGAACGAGGATCTGTGCCAAGGCCGCATTTTTGATACCATGGTGACAGCTCGCTACACCGACTCTAGAGAGAGTGTATCGTTGTCGAAGCTGTGTGATCGATACGGCATTGGCACAGATCAATGGCGGGGCATGAAAGGAAAGCGAAAGAAGCTGGGTAAGCTGTCTGCTGATGTTGTGCTGGAGTATGGCACAAACGACGCGATAAACACTCTTCTCCTGGCAGAGCAGATCCACAAAGAAGCCACGTCCTTGTATTCGAAGGAGTGGCTACAAGCCGAGGGGGACTTCATCCTGCTGATAGCCCAAATGCGGGTGTCCGGCATAGCTATCGACCTCCCGGCTATCGCAAGAATTACCGAAGAGCAAAACGCCGAGCTGGACACTATAAACAACCGGCTAATGTCTGTGCAAATACTCGGAGCAACAGACAACAAGAAGCTACGACTGTATCTGTTGTCTCAGGAATGCCTCCTGGAAGAGAAGACATCAACAGGCAGAGACAAGCTGGACGAGGGCGTGCTGCGAGAAATCCAAGCCTACCACCAAGGCGAAGTGGCATCCGTCATAACCGATGTGCTCCGAGGAAGACATATTCGGAAATCGCTCTCCACCTGGCTGGATGGGTTGCGAGACCAGGCCGACGACAACGGTAGGGTGCATCCGCTTTTTGTGCCCGGGGGAACAGTATCGGGGCGCTTGACTTGCCAGTACCCGAACGCGCAAGCCATACCTCGGACAATGAAGCTTTTCGCTCCTGGTAAAAGGACAAAAGCGCTAGTATCGCTGGACTACGCCCAAGCGGAGCTGAGGTTGGCGTCCATGTACGCGGGGGAAACCGCGATGGCGAAGATCTTCACAGACCCAAACGCAGATCCCCACCTAGAGACTGCCCGAATCATGTACGGAGACGAAAAAGCTAAAGAGTACCGTTTCCGAGGCAAGAGGGCCAATTTTGCTGTTCTGTACGGCATAGGGGCTAGAAGCCTGGCTGCGACATCTGGCTTGACCATAAAGCAAGCAAAAGAAGTTATGGAGCTCCACCGACAACGTTTCCCTCGGTTTGCACAAGTGACCAAATCAGCGGAAAGTCGGTGGGTGGAAAGAGGCTATTTGGTTGTATCATCAGGTCGCCGTCTCTTTGCTTCTCCCTTCGACATAAAGCACCGCTCTTACAAGGCATTCAACCAACTAATCCAAGGGTCAGTGGCATGTGTCATGCAGACCGCCATGTTGGGCATACACGCCCAGATACCAGAAGCCCGCATCGTCTCGCAGGTTCACGACTCTATCGTTTTGGAAGTACTGAGCGGGGATATCGATGACGTGTGCCGTCGGGCTGTTGCCATTATGGAAACCGCTGTACCCGAGCGGATCTTGAAAATGGTCTCGCCTCGGATCCCTATGAATGTAGATATCAAGCTGGACGTTACGGAGGAAGAATGATAACAACAGAGACATTGCGCACCACTTCTTCCCAGTTGGGCGCGCCAAAGCTGTTAGGGGATGTTGGGTACGATTTGAAAGCCAACGAGGCAGTCTGGCTCCATCCAGGCCAGATGGCAGTAATCCCCACAGATATCCGGGTTCAGATACCCCCGGGATACTGGGGGTTGGTCATCGCTCGCTCTTGGGCAAACAGAGGCGGGAGGCTAATCGTCTTGCCCGGTGTCATCGACGCCGGGTATCGGGGCAAGCTGTTTGTCTATGTGTGGTACATGGGAGATCAGCATGGCAGCAAAGCTGTCTACCGAGTGGACAGCGGCGCGGCGTTCGCCCAGCTCATACTTGTTCCTGCATGTGTCTTCCCCGTGGAATGCGTCAACGATCTGGACGAATCAGAGCGAGGAAGAAGAGGCTTTGGTAGTACCGGATCGAATGCCTAGAACGGGGGGAGCTAAACATGGAAGATTGGGCAAAGGAAGCTCAAGATATCCTGTGTGTTCCTCTCCACCAGCACGCGCGGGGTGAATACGCTGGTCCTTGCCCAGCTTGTGGTAAGGGCAAGGACCGGCTTGTTGTTTTTGTCGAGGGCAACGCATGGTGCCGAAGATGTGGGTATCGAGTATGGTGGGATGACGGACGTCAGAACGACCTAGAAGCCATACGACGCCGCGAGAAGTTGGCCGGCGATAAGTGGGTAGCGGCCGAAGCGATGAAGAGCTGCGATGATTGGGTTCGCTACTGGGAAACATGCCGGGCTGATGATGGTTTGCTAGCTATTTGGGCATCTCATGGCGTATCAAGAGAAGAAGTCATGCAGTGGGGGTTGGGTTGGACAAAGAGCTGCCCGTTAGCTCCAAGCTACGCATCGCTAACTATCCCAGTCTTCTACCAGGGAACACTACTAGACATCCGGCATCGGCTGTTGGATGCGCCGGTATCCGTGGGAAAATATCGATCTCACATGAAAAATGTGGCTGCAACACTATTCAACGCTGATGTGTTGGACCGAGGAGGCGACCAACTGGTGGTCGAAGGGGCAAAGAAAGCCATCATCCTCAGTAGGGCCCACCCCACAGTGGTCAGCATACCAGGGGCCAACTCAGGGTTCACCCTGATAACCCGCATCCAAGGCATTGAAGCTGCCACCAATTTGCGTTTTATCGTCGGGCTAGACCCAAACGCAGAAGAACAAGCACAGGATTTGGTAGGGAAGATACGCAAGGCAGGTTTCCCAGCCACGTTGTTCTTTTTCCCTGAGAAGCCCGACGATTTTCTGCTACACGCGGGAACGGAAGCCGTCCAGTATAGTCTCCAGTTTATATCCGCTCGTTTTCACCGAGATGGGAACAACAAACCAATAGAGCGAGGTAAAGCATGGCTCAGATGAAGAGGGATCTCGATTTTAGTAACTATCTCTACGCCCCGGACCAGGCTATGTTCATTGCCAGAAGGGAAATAGAGCATCGTGCTGACCCAAGATCGATAGCGACATGGGGCATCAAGACCCTTGACGACTATCTCATTCCCATGAGACCCGGCGAATTGATAGCCGTTATGGGACGACCTGGGCACGGCAAGACGTCGTTCTGCGTCCACCTGGCCCTACACATGGCTGATACGCTACCCAAAGGGCAAGAAGATTGGACAGTATTCGCTACTTGGGAAACCCGGGTCGAAGAGCTGGTTTGCCTTTGCGCAGTTGAGGCGACCGGCTGTACCCTGGGCGACATAGGCCGCGGAATGGCCGACCCCACCGAGTTCGCCAAAGCGTGTTGGACCGAAGAGACCGGTTATGCTTGGAAGAACATCCTACCCTTTGGCAGGGGCGCCATGTCCCCGGAGTTCGTCCCATCGCTACGAGAGCTGGACCAAGCACTCCAGAACATCAAAGCCAAGTATAATGTTCAGCTTGTCATTGTGGACTATCTCCAACGCATACCGGAATGGGGAAAGCTGACTGGGTGGGGTAAGGATCGGGTGTCTATCGTCTCTGCCAATCTGGAGATACTAAAGAGCATGGCGCTACGCCATGACGTTACCATCGTGGTAGCTGTTCAGGCGGGTCGGCAAGTAGACGATATCCGGGGGTTGAAGATTCCTCGGATCGGAGATGGTCAGTGGACGTCGGTTATCGAACAAACGAGCGACAAAGTGCTAGCTCTCACAAAGCCGGGGTTGTACATGAAAGGGGAGTTTATCGATCTGGGGAATGCTGGCACAGACGCAGATGATAGTTTGTTTGTGGCGCAGGTGTTGAAGCAAAGATGGGGCAACGCTGGGGCGATGTTTCCCCTGGACTTTGACCCCAGAAAGATGCGGTTTACTAGCAGAGAGTTGGATTTCTAGCCTGAGGAGGGCAAACATGAATACGTCAGTAGACGTGGTAGTTGGAGGCCAGTACGGAGACGAGGGGAAAGGGGCAGTGGCCCTGTGGTTAGCTGACAACTATCCCTACGATTTCTATATCCGAACCGGTGGGGAGAACGCAGAACACCGCGTACGTACGAAAGCCGGAAGGGAGCATACCTTCCACATCGTGCCATCCGCGATGGCATCACGAGACGCAGATATGGCCACACCCATCCTAGCCCCGGGAATGACGTTCAACCCCGCAAGCCTGGCGCGGGAATGGGAGAGTTGGGGGGCAACAGGCCGTAGGATCTGGGTTGATGAACACTGCGCTATGATTACAGAAGACCTACGGGAGTCCGGCAAGGAGGCTGCAGCAGATAGGGGCTCGACGCATTTGGGGGTCGGGGCTACTATGGCTGCCAAGGTAAGACGAGATGGTTCATGTCTTCTAGCCAAGGACGTACGACGCCACATAGAGCAAATCCCTGGCGCTTTTGTGGTCGATGTGACGCGAATGCTTTTGTCGCTGCACGGAACAAGCATCCTGGTAGAGGGTAGCCAAGGTACGATGCTTAGCCTTGATCATGGCTACTATCCTTATTGTACCAGCCGCAACGTCACGGCCATGGGAGCTCTGTCAGATGCTGGCTTGAGCTGGAGGGACGCCAGAAATGTCATTATGGTCGTCAAGGCTGTACCGACTCGGGTCCCCGGCAACAGCGGGCCGTCTCTAGGGAAAGAGCTCACCTGGCGGGAGGTTTGCCAACGAGCAGGAAGGCCATTCGAGCAAATCCGGCAAACAAAAGGGGGATCTGCAGGACAAGATGCCGGGGGTATCGAGCGCCCATTTGAAGTATCCTTCCAAGAGCTGCGCCTGGCATCTCAGCTTAATGGACCCACTGCCATCGTGGTAACCTACCTGGACTGGTTGAACATCGTGGATCTGGGATGTCAACTACCCGAGCAGCTATCGCGGGAATCCCGTAGTTTCATCGCAAAAGTCGAACAAGCTACGGGGGCCCCGGTCGTTATGGCGCGAACAGGCCCAAACTACGAGGACCATGTAATGTTCCCGGGACGTCGTGTAAGCCTACACGAGATGTAGGCAGATACTCCGCGAGAAGTGTCCCCAAGAAATGTAAATAGTGAAGGGGGTAGATTCGTCAGTGCGAAAAAGAAAAACACTAACAGGCCAACCGATACTGACAGCAGTAAAAGGGAACAACGACGACATCTTTCCCGGGGCCTTACGAATCTACCTCCCTTCGGCGTCGCAAGTGGTTGATGTTACCTGGGGAAAGGGGAACTTTTGGACCCCAGACCTGGAGCAGGAGTACCGGATAATACGCAACGATTTCATGCCCCTACCAGGTATCGATCTGCAGTCGTCTTGCGTCAACATTCCCTTTGCTGATGGCGTCTTTGATGGTGTGGTGTTCGACCCGCCTTACCTGTCTTCAACTGGGCATTCTCGTCAAAAGATGTCGGATCTAGCTAGGAGCATGAACGAACAGTACCAAACGCTGGGGACGACGACCTTCAAGAGCGTAGATGATGTGCTAAGCTTCTACCTCGCAGGAATACGAGAGGCATACCGAATACTGCGACGCTACGGTGTTCTGTTTGTCAAATGCCAAGGGGCGATAGAGTCGGCTAGGCAGTATTGGACCCTATTCAATCTAAAAGAACGCGTCGAAGATCTTGGTTTTCAGCTCGAAGACTTGTTTGTTTTGGTTCGCAACGGGCATTCACCCGTAGGGTGGGACTACCAGTGCCACGCCAAGCGTAACCACTCTTGGTTGATGGTGTTCGTCAAAAACGAAGGGCATCCGGTTGTTTGGGGTAAAGTCAGCGCCCATCGGTATGTTTGGAAAGCACGCCGGCGGGACAAACATGAGCAGCTCGCGTTGCTCTAAGGGAGACTCACGTGGAAAAGCCGTTGGTATACATTGCAGGACCGATAAAGTCTGTTGGTATGCTTGCCGCGCAAGAACGAAATCAGGAGCTGGCATCCCAACTATCCGCGTTGGGCATTGCTAGCTATGACCCAGCGTCGTCCTTTTGGTTTCCGGATGATGGTACAGATGATGCAGTAGACGCCATCAACACGGAGGCTATCAGGCAATGTGACGTTTTTGTTGCTTTCTGGCAGGGGGTGCCGAGCAACGGTACAGACGCAGAGATCGCCATGGCAATAGAGGGGAATCTTCCTATTGTCATCGTCAACCTTGTCCCCCCAGACGCAGATTTATACGGCTACCTCTGGGACATTTGGGAAGACGGGCATTTCCCAAACCCGGGAGATTGGTTGCCTATCAACCGAACCGCCATCGATACGGCGAGCGCCGCGCGAGCAGTGAGCAGAGTTGTACAAGAGGAGTTGGAGAGCAATGGCTAGTCTAGCGTTTCCAGTTGTTTGGCGTTTTTTCCACCCGGAATGCGATGCTCCCGTAGAAGAGTATCAATTTCACAAAAACCGAAAATGGCGCTTCGACTACGCCTTCCCCGTTTTTATGGTGGCAGTCGAAATGGAAGGGGGCGTCTACACCGGAGGCCGCCATGTTAGGGGAAAGGGCTACACCAACGATGTGAAGAAGTACAACGCTGCCGCGGCTATTGGCTGGCGTATCATCCGGATGACACCGGAAATGTGGAACGACGACCCCGTAGCCGTAATAGACCATGTCATGAAGGTACTGAAGATGAACGAAGGAGCAATCACAAAAGTATGTCGTACTCCGCAGAGCAAACAGTAAAGAAACATAAAAAATGGATAGCAGAGAACCCCAGCCACCTAGCATCCGTGAAGAAGGAACACGCAGCCTTGCTGGGCGAACTCCGAAGTGCCAAGCATCATCTACGGTTGGCGGTAACCGATGTTGACACCTGGCGCTATCAAGTAAGTCTTTTGCAATCCGACATATCAGTACTGGCGGATGTCATTGACCGCCAATCAGAAGTCTAAAGAGGAGAAAAACACAGATGTCACAACTTACTGAGCAGCTCGTCATTGTGCTGTTCCTGGCGCTCGTCAACAGAACGCTTATCGAGTTTCTGGTTGCGCCGATCAAGGCACGCTATCCCGACTTCCCGCATTGGTGGGGGCTGGTTTACATCGTCTTGCTGTCTGGGGCCGGCCTGGGGTGGGTGTCCGCTGCGAATATCTTCATCTCGTACCTCCCCAATGTGGTCTTGGGCCGTATTCTAACCGCCATCCTTGTTGGCGCTGGTACGGATATCATCAATACGCTCTTCGGTGTGGCCAAACAAACCAGAACGTTCAGACAGGGCATGCTGACGCTGTATGATGTTCGTAGCCATCGCAAGTAAAGGACAGAGAAAACAACCATGGCAAAGCTAGTTAGATGGTCCCCCACTGAGAAGGACCTGCTCCGAGCACTATTGGCTGTGGGAGAAAGCCCCAGACCATGGGATCGATGGGCCGGGACATCCTTCACGGGAAGGACCGGAAAGTCGCTCAGGAGCATGGCGCAACGTTTGGGGGACCAGGGTGCGCCGCCCACCCTGGTCCCCCCAGACAACGAGGAGCACATCTTCCCCCAGTTTCTTGATAAGAAAGAGGGGGAGATCCCAGATTTTCGAGACTACCTCGAAGCCGCCATAGCCAACCAAGAGCTCACTGATCGCGCGTCGAACAAACAGCGCATTGCTACCGTCAAAATACCCAGCCCGTCGCTTATCCTCTACGGAGCAGATTGGCATTTGGGCAACATCGCTTGTGATTATGGTGCTTGGAAAGACCATATTAAGCTGGTAATGGGAACGCCCGGAGTCTACATAGTTACCGCCGGGGACCTCATAGAAAATATGCGGAGTTTCCGTAGCCTAGAAGCCGTGCTATCCCAAGCGCTTACTCCGCCCCAACAAGCGATTATGTTAGAAGGCATAGTCATCGAGCTGTGCCAGAAAGGAAAGCTATTAGCTTCTATTACCGGTGGCCACGATGATCACTTTGACGAACGGATATTTGGCCAAAGCCTACAAGCTTATATCCACCGCCGCTCTAACGCCCCACTGTTCGCCAACCGGGGGCTCGTGTTTGTGCATGTTGGTAATAGAGAATACTCTCACCTACTGCTCCACCAAGTACGCTATAACTCGTTTCTCAACGCCCTTCATGGTGTGAAGCGAGAATACCAACTATCATACCCCGCGAATGTCATCGTTGGGGCGCACAACCACCAGCCTGGGATAGAATACTATTGGCATTACCAGACGGCTGATGCCTTGAAAAAGGGCTTTGGGGGACTAACTGTCCTCATGAAGGTTGGCACGTTCGCGACGACCGAATACGGGTGGCGCTTCTGGGGCGGTGGAATGGAACCCATCATGCCGTGTATTGTTTTTAGCGAAACGGAAATGGTAGCTTTTCCCTATCTGAAACAGGGCATTAGGTATCTGCAGGTTCTTCAAGCAGAGAAGAAGCAAAAAGAAGGGTAGCTATGATTGGGGGGAGATTAGGGCCGTACAAAGAGGACACCATAGTGTCCGGGAACTGTTTGAGCACGATGCGTCAAATGCCGGATGGCTGCGTCCATATGTGTGTTCTCTCCCCTCCCTACTGGGGATTACGAGACTATAACGTTATGCCTCAGGTATGGGGAGGGGAAGCCGGGTGTGAGCACGAGTGGGGCGATGAGACACTCAAGAAAACTGGTCCGACTAGAGATACTGGTGGTGGGGAATACTCCGGTAAGGATCTTGGTACGAGAGGTAAGCAGGGCTACTCGGCCGCCGTTGCTCTGGAAATATCACAAGGCCGATCGTGCCGCCTATGTGGCGCGTGGCGCGGAAATCTAGGAGCAGAACCAACGCCCCAGCTCTATGCCAGCCACCTGGTTGAAATACTCCGAGAGGTACGCCGAATACTGCGTGATGACGGGACGCTTTGGCTGAACATAGGCGATTCCTATGTGTCCAACAGTCCGGGGCAAATATACAATGAAAAGCTGGGTGGCAAGCGCGGTCACGACCCACGTAAAAGCGGGGGCATTCCTTATCCGGCAAACGCCCAAAAAGGCAATTTTGGTTTGAAAGCGAAAGACCTGGTTGGGATACCCTGGCTTGTTGCTTTTGCTCTTCGAGACGATGGCTGGTATCTACGACGCGATATCATTTGGTGGAAGCCAAACTGCAAGCCGGAGAGCGTAACAGATAGGCCGACCAGCGCGCATGAGTATCTGTTTCTGTTCAGCAAAGAAAAGCGTTATTATTACGACATGGACGCTATACGAGAACCAAATTGTGGTAAATGGCCGCAGCCCAAGATGACGTGGGAAAAACGCAAAGCTTTGGGCATGTACGACGACGCTAAAACAAGAATCAAGGCGACGTTGGGTAACCAAATGGCATATCGTTCCCCTGGAGGTATGGGGAGCAACCCGAAAGGTCGGAACAAGCGGTCCGTATGGCGCGTAGATAGCACGCTGTCTGAATTTCTTTGGTTTGCCGACCAACAAGGTGTAGATATGTCTGCTTTCGCCGCTGCGTTCACTGGAGAAGAAACAGATCAAACGAACATTTGGCCGATCAACACGAAGCCATTCGCGGGGGCGCATTTTGCGTCATATCCAGAAGCACTCGTTGAACCATGCATTAGGGCCGGTACGAGCGAACGGGGTTGCTGTCCCAAATGTGGAGCTCCCTGGAAGAGAATGGCGGAAAATGGCTGGGCCCCTACTTGCACCTGCGACGCTGGCGAACCGATACCTTGTATCGTCCTTGACCCATTCATGGGGGCTGGTACAACGGGTGTTGTAGCCAAGAGATTAGAGCGACACTACATCGGCATGGACATTAATCAGGAATACATCAGGATAGCCAACGACCGCATTGCTCGGGAGGATGGCATCCAACTGGGGTTTGGAATATGAGAAAACTATTCGTTGCCGCATTATTGGTTAGTATTATGATAACCGGCTATCTTCCTGAGAACGGTCCGGGGAAACCGGCACGACGTCTTGTACCATTGGGCGTGGTGGAGATCACATCATACCAGGCAGTGCCGGAGCAGACCGATGCCGCGCCATTCATGACAGCTAGCGGCATAGATCTCCGAGAAACATCCGAAAAAGTCTGTGCTCTATCACAAGATTTGCTATGGTTCAAGGGAGGGTTGGTTAGGTGGGGGGATTTGGTAATCTTGCGCATTTCTGGCCGGCCTGATTTGTCGGGGCCGTGGAGAGTGGTTGATACTATGGCGGAGGAGGTATACCGTAACGGGGAATTCGCCCCTATCGAACAACATATTGATCTGCTTATCGACGAGTATGGTAAATGGTCGGGAGATGCCTGGCTGGTAAAGGAATAGGAGACAAAAGGATGACACCAAAAGTATACGACTTCTACGGCGTCGAACGATCCTGGGAATGGTTACGGGGGAAGTACGGAAGCGTGAGTTACCTAGACGCTGGACCCCTGCGCAAATTCGCGTTGGTACGATTGCAAGAGACCGTCGGGCCCGCAGTACTCAAGGTACGGGTGCTTGATGAGGCTGGGGGCCCCCAATTTACCCAGCCTGTGGCCAACCATTGGCCTGATCCTACCCTACAGGATCTGCGCGAATCGCGATCCAAGTCGCTTTGGTATCCCAGGGCTTGTGTCCAGGACACAGACAACAACGGCGTGACCGGCTTTGGCTTGGGGAGTGGCTCGTTTATCGGAGACCTCGAAACCGGAGGACCTCACACCGTTTGGGTGCTGAGTCCATCGCTACCCAGTGATGGAGTGAGCGGGATAGGGATGCTTGGGGGAACTAACCACGGCGGGCCGCTCGACCTGGTATTCCAGATTATTCCGGCGGACCCCGGCATACGCCCAGACCCGCCACCAGAACCGGACCCGGAACTGTCAACAGATGTGGCGGCGTTACTGCAGGAGGTTATATTGGCGCTATACGCCCACACCGAAATACTAAAGAGCATCCACATCGGCATCGCGCAGTTGGCTGATCACCTGGGCGCATCGTAAACGCCGCCGGGATAGCAATGACCCCGGCATGGGGGAGTGCCGGGGTCTCGTCGTGTTTGCTTCGTGCCAACCTAGGGTATTGCGTACTTGATCGTTAGTTTGGGTCGGTGGCCTACAACTGCTTGATCATTTGAGCAAATGGAAGCATGATAAACCAGGCCACCCTCACAGGTCCCGAGTGAAACTTGAAGCAGAAACCCTTCTTGTGGTTCTCCGCTGGCCCATCCCTGGAGAATGTCGGTGACATATGCTGTTTGCAGGGACCCTTCAACATTAGGCACAACTAAGGATTCTCCCTCCCTATCTAGAGGGACGTGCTGGCAACCACCTAGTGCCCAGGAGACAGACGTTGCGGCTTTTTCCCAAGTAGCTTCTGTGTCTACCCAAGGACGACGAACGGCAGAAACGGAGATCAAAAAGTCGCTGCCGATGGGGTTGACATCGTAGACGTAAAATTCCAATGTTGCCCACAGAATAGTAGTGCCGACTAGATCTATGATATCGTGGAAATCAACCAATCCAACTACGTCGGCGGATTGGTCCGTCGACCATAAAACATTTATAAGCCGGTTACCACTATAGTTGGCAGTAGGGGCAGCAGAGTACAGATATGTGTCAACTCCACCGGTGTAAGAGTTCTCTCCGTGGCGATAGGAAACCAAGCCGCCTATCGTTATACTGCCATTCTCAACAGTCGTGCTTTGGGGTGCTGAATCTGTGCCGAGCATCTCAACACCGAACAACTGAAGAACAGTTGTGCCATCGCCTACGGCTTTGACAGTGATGGTGGCAAGTTTCCCCGTTCCGTTGGCTCCCGCCTGGCTGCCAACGCTATAGCCCCCGAATCGTACAACCCCCATCGGGCCATCGATGTTGGGGCCCAATGCTACTGAAGACCGTCCCGTGCTTCCTAGAAAAGCCCCTAGCACGGCTGTTTGTACCTCGACAATGTTAGAGCTATAGGACATCTGGAACTCAAAGCCACCCAAATCCTCCGCGTAGTCTACCCATACTTCCACATTGAAGGTGTCATCTATGTCCGCATAGGAGGCTTGAGGGTCAATACGCACCGTAGCAACAGCCATTAATCTCTCCTTTAGGTGTCATCATAGCATGCTTCTCCGCATTCACAAGCCCAACGAGCAACTATCTTCATGATATCCACAACGTCGATGTCGCAATCATCGTCAAGATCATAAAGAGAGTTGTAGCAATCATCGCCGCATTCACAAGCCCAACGAGCAACTATCTTCATGATATCCACAACGTCGATGTCGCAATCACAGTCAAAGTCGTAAGGAGAGTATGCTTGTGGACGACTTACTTCTATCTCGATATGGGCTACAAGAAGTTCGCCTCCCGAAGGAGCTGTAACTTGTAGATCCCCTGGCTTTTTTGAGCATGTCCACGGGCCAACAGTTGTCTCTGTCCACGTTGTTACCGTTACGAGATCTGTATTGCCACAATTCGCCACACTTACGTTTCCGCCGCTCCCTGTGTAAACTAAAGTGGCTGTAACAGTAGAAGTATAACCAACTCCAGCTAGGCTGGTCGTGAACCCTAAGGGCCAATCGTCGCCATCTTTGTCTTTGACATGCCAGAAATTCATCGTGTAAAGGCCCGTCAGAGTAGCCGCGCTGCACTTGGAATAACCCCCCGCACCTGCGGGGTCGCAGTTGAAAAAGCTCCTCGCTGCCTCTGTCCATCCGGGGTCAAAATTGGGCCCAGCGCCATTCGGTGGGATACGACAATAGCCATCGATCGCCGGTGAAGCCGCAACGAAGCCATAATGAAAAGGTTTGCATGCCATCCTTGCTGGTTTGCCGTCAGTGGTCTGCGTTAACCAACGACAGATATTCAACCGCTCATCATCGTCGCCCGTTAGAGTAGTGTAGTCCTCAGCTCCAGGCCACATGCTCCAGCCAACGCTACGAAGGGTGGAACTTCCCTTATAACCCGCTCTTGCTCGGTGGGGATGACAAAATGCGTATAAGGCAGAAGAGGCAATACTCTCCTCAGGTTTGGTAAGTCGGGTGAACACGTCTTCGTAGTGCTCCCCGTTAGGAGTATCATAGCTTTCAAACGCAGTCAAGTTCTCTTTCTGGACGTTGTAGACGTTGTTGGGATAAGACGCCATCCAAGAAATTAGCTCGATCGCTTCACGCTCAGCCCCCACGATGTGTTTGGGTTCAGAACCAAGCGGGACGTTCCCCTCTTGATCTTCGTACTCTTGATACTTGCCAGTCCGAATCGCCCCACTGTCTTTCCAGATGACTGCGTCATGCGCCTCTCCGATGTAAGTGGGAGGGCTGTACTGGCCGCCCCAGCCGTTTCCCTGCCAACCAATCTCCTCCGCTTGTGCCTTGTCTCCTATTTCTTCAAGATCCGGTCCCCAGAGGTACATGTGAGATCCCTGCCAGATGAGGTGCATGTCGCTACCCCAGACATCTCGGTAAGCCTCCATAGCCCATTGGACATATGTCTTCCAACGCCCTCGCCAACAGTCGTAGTCACAGCCCGATGTGGCGCAAGCACCACCGCGGAAGGGTGCGCTTTCCCCGTAAACGCCATCACTAACATAAACAACGTCTGGTAACGCCCCCTCAGCAGTTAGCGTGTTCTTGATGGCTGTCATTGACGTTACGAGCTTGCCCTGATACCCCACAACGGCGTCAAACGCCGGTATTTCGCCAGTGCAAGTAGTTAGGTTATACGTAGTCCAGCTACCAGGAATGCGGGCAGTGTTTACCCCGCTATCGTAGTTAATGGGCCAAATTGTCAAGGTTACATAGCACTCGTGATCGCTATTCGGCCCACACGTTCGGTTTGCTCTTATATCTTTGATTAGCTGAGCAATGCTTGCCCCCGCGCCATCTGCAACGTCCCAGGTGAGATCGATCTGATACCCATCCACGGTTTGAGACGCAAAATTACAACTTCCGTAAGTAAGAACACCCCAACAAGCCCGTGCTTGGATCAGACCCAATACTGGCTCATTGCCCTGAGAAGGGCCGGGTGCAGGTGTTGGGGTAGGAGTGGGAGTAGGGGTAGGAGAGGGGCCCGCGGTTGGCGTTGGCGTGGGAGTAGAGGGGTCGGTGTAGTCAATCGTTAGCTTGGGACGTTTGGCTAGGTTTGGGTGCTCACTTGATATCCCCATATACTCTACACTGCCGCTAGATGTGACATACATCAGGGCAATACCCTTGTTACTGGTGGGGTTGTCCACCCAATCTTGCGTCATATCTGTCACATCCCACTCAAACCATGTACCGGTAGTGGCGAGCGTTGTAGTGTAAGATGCTGTAGCTTCACGGTCAGTAGAGGTGTTGTTGCACCCAGCTGTCCCCCAGTCTATTTCTGTGCTAGCTTTTGCCCAAGTTGACTCTCCCTCCTCCCACGACCGTAAGATCTTAAACGACCCAACAGTAAGGGAATTCGAATTAGATCGAGCAATAGCGTAAACGGCTAAGGTCGCAGAATTAATAGTAGAGTTATCGGGGATTTGTCCAGTAAGGTCAAACTTGATGACGGGCTTCCTAATATCAGCGTGACGGACTTTAAGATAGACACTGTCCCCCCAGTTGCTTGTCATTGCCCAAGAATCTAGAAAATTATCAGTCGTACCCGCGTATCCGTCTACCCCCTCTTGAAGTGTAAGCACGGAGGCAAAAGCGGGTTTTACCATCTTGTACGGTCGTACCAGGAGTGCAAGCAGAGCGAAAAGCGTTGCTGCTAGAAACAAGGCAGAATATCGCCTTGTTTTACTTGTTGTTATCAGCATTCTCGTACTTTCTCCTCGTTTTGTTTGACTGGCCGAGCTCGTCTTCGTCCCCGTTGTTTAGCTTGAGGCTTCTCCTCTTCCAGTCTGACCAGCCAAGCCATAGGTTCATCTTGTTGGCCTGGGCTGGATTCCCAAAGGAAGTCGTGTTTGTTCTCCGCTGGCTCGCCGGACACCACAGCAAAGGTCTGAGCAAGAGAAGCCATAGCAGCTGTCAGCCGCATCGCCTGCTGTTGTGCCTTCATCGCTTTGTCTGCCGCTGTTTGACGCTGAAAAGCCAAGGCGAGCAACGTAGTCAGTTCGGTCCCCTCTAGTCTCCTGATTTTTGTTTCCATGTTTCCTTCCCTCCTGTTTGTTAGGTTGTTTACCATGTTGATAGCGCTACGCGCTTCCAGGTATCCGTAGCGACACAAACGTAGAAGTAGTTGGCGTCCCAACACCAACTCCCTGTAACGCCAGTCGCCGCCGCGGACGCCGGTGTCTTTGGCAGTACTACTTTGATGATGTTTCCGTTGAGGTAGAAGTGAGATCGGTTAGCTTCCTTCTCTACTACGCAAGCCATCCAGTCAAGGCCCGCTATACCGAAGGTAGTCTCGCCTGACGTGAAATCAGGATGAATCGCAGAACCGTCTGTCGAGATGGCATACTTGAGCGTTCCCTGGTCGCTTCCCACCGCTGGACTGGAGTAAGCGCCAATCAACCGCTTGGGGTTGACCGCATCCCATATCTCCGAAGCGAATACGTTCGTTGGGCCCACTCCTGCACCAGACACCGTGTCATCCCAGTGGTTCATGAGCATTCGGGTATGCGTCGGATCAGTTGAGTATTGGTGCAAGAAGACGTTGCCCTGCAACAGCGCTCGGTCGTTAGAGAGGAAGCGTAGTCGTTTCAGGGTGCTGCCATCTGTCTTATCAGTCTCGATGGTCATGCCGTCATTCAGGTCGCAAACTAGACCGCCTGCCCCAATAGTCAGGCCGCCGCCACCCGCTGCGATCTCGAGGTTAGTGCCACCCCAACGTAGATAGTCAGCAGAGGGATTCCCTATACGGAATCGAGGCGTTCCAGCGTTATAGTCCAGCCACCAGCCCGTTCCCGTCATGTAGGCTGTTGCCCCAGACTTCAAGACGCCATCAGTAGAGATGGTGAGCGCCCCACTTACGGTTAGCTGCTTGAGATAGCCGGTGTCAGCTTCAAGCTGGCCCCGGATGATTACCCCAGTCCCTGCGGCATACTTGAAATAAGAAGACGCTGACCCTATGTAGAAGCGAGGGCTGCCCGCGTTGTAGTCCATCCAGAAGCCCGTACCCACCGCATAATCAGTAGCCCCCGACTTCAAGACACCACTGGTGGAGATGTTGAGTATACCCACGACATCAAGATTGGTAAGGTAGCCATCGTCAGCGTAGATCGTGCCTCTGATGACCATGCCGTCGGCAGTGGAGTAGTAAGCATACTCAGTGCCGGAGTAGTCGCCTGCCGCCCACCCGTAAACTTCGGAGGAGACGGGGCCCCAGCCGTTCAG